GTGGGAGCAAGTTACAATTGCTCTAAGACCAACACGGACATCGTTGTTTGTAATAGTCAACTTACTCTTTGCAGGTAAGTAGAACTTATTCATATAATTTCTAAAGTATTTACTCATACCGGCAATAAATCCTTCTACATGAGTGCCATCTCTTGTAGGGCAAAAGTTACCGTATGAATGGATGATCTCATTGTCATCCGCAGAATCAAATGTGAAAGCAATCTCTGCTTTCATCCATTTATCATCACGTAATGCACCAAATCTAATTGGAGTGATGATAGGTTTTGTAACAATAGTATTTAAACCATCCATCAAACCATCAACGTTTACTATAGTTTCTTTAACTTTAGCACCATCAATAGCTTGACCATTGAATACTACTTTAGCACCTTGCTTTAAAAGTGGTACTAAAGACTTAATAAGCTTCAATACATCTTGACAAGTTACAGTTGTCTTACCCATAGTTTCTTCATATGGTTTAAATGTAACTGTAGTACCTTGCTTATTTTCAACATATTTCAAATCTGTAATCTTAGCTGTCTTAGCATCACCGAGTTTAAACTCAACTCGTTTACCTTTACCTAAGATATAAGATTCAACTATAAAATATTCTGAGCATGCATTTGTTACCTTAGCACCTACACCATGACGACCAGAAGAGAATTCCCCAGGTTTCTTATCATAGTTAGAAGATGTATGTTGAGATGCAAATACACGCACTAAACTATCATGTGGAATACCACGACCATTATCTCTGACTGCAAGTTCTTGTAATGGTTCACTAAAAGCCACATGTATTTCCGTACATGGACTATCATCTTTCATAAGTTCATCCGCAGAGTTCTGAAAGATCTCCCGGATCATATTAATAAAGCCTTTATTTCCCGTATACCCCAAATATTGAGTTACAGTTTTTCTAACAGCTTCAGCGAAGTTCTCAATTGTCTTAATTTGCCTATTGTAGGACTTGATGTTTTCGATTTGTTCTTTTGTGTATACCATATCAGGGTCCTCCTACTTAGCTGTTACATAAATTATCAAAAAATACCGGATGATATGAGCCCATAGGCAAAACGCCTATGGGCAATATCATTCAGATTTTTATCTCTTATTAAATTGTAACTTTAGTTTCTGTAGTTGTTGTACCAGCGGCAGGTTGTTGTTGAGGAGCTGCTGGTTGTTGTGCTACAGGAGCTTGCATTTGTGGAGCTTGTTGCATAGCCATTGGTGCAGTCATTACAGGAGCTGCATATCCATTAGCAAATGGATTACCCATTTGTGGAGCTGGAGTCATCACCGGAGCTTGTTGTTGAGCTTGTGTGAATGCACCGAATACTTGACCTTGTTGTGGAGCTGGTTGCATTTGAGCTTGTTGTTGAGCTACCACATTTGGATCATAGTAACCTGGTTGAGCCATTGGTTGTGCTGCCATAGGCATTACAGGTTGTTGTTGGTTATACACATTATAACGTGCACCATAGTTACCATTGAAGATATCTTGGTACGCATCGAAACCATAGCGATTGAATGCTGGGTTAGCATTAGGAGCTACAGTTTGAGAATTTGTAGTTTGGCGTACAACTTCTGTAAAGTTTTGTACTGCCATTTCATACAAGTTTGGAGCCTTGCGAAGAAGTGGGATCATCATCATGTAATCCTTATAGAATTCTTCGTCGAAGTTGACTGCATATAACTTCATTTGTTCCAAGAAGTTAACCAAGTTGTTTACACTTGCTTCGATATCTTCCTTGGATCTAATAGTCATATCAAATTCTGCACCACATTGGGAGCATTTTACCATATTACCACCACCGATTGGGTTGATAAGCAATTTAGTTGCATTTTTATGTGGGCATTTTGCACGAGCTACATCGACTGGATCGATGTTCATGTTAAACTCGTTCTTAACTGGTTTCAACAACTCCAAGTCTTCCTTAGTCATTGGATTTGTTACCGCTACTTCTTTGAACATGGATTGTGCTGGCATTACACCGGCACCATACATCATTGGTTGTCCGAATTGTGGAGCGGCAAAGCCATAAGGTTGTTGTTGGAATGGTTGTTGAACGAATTGTTGTTGATACATAACTAGTATCCTCCTTTGTCAATAATAAAATAAGAGTAGGTCTTGTATATAATAAAACATATGTGTTATTATATCACGTTAATAATATACAATTATCGAGATGTTTAGGGTATGATATTTTAAAATATCATACCCAAGTCTCTAATTATATAACTATTGTTGACGTTCACGGATTTGTTGTGCCGTGACACGGTGCTCGGCTTTAGCACGATCTTCTTGTTGTTGAAGAACGACTTTAGCTTCTGCATCGATAACCGCTTGTTGAGCCACAATTTCTTGAAGTACATCTTCAGGAGTTGTGTTAAGATAAGATCGTAGATCTTGGCTATCGAATTTATTAAGAAAGTTCTTAATTTGATCATCAGTAAATCCAAAATCTTTAGCAATTGGTTGTACTGACTTACGAGTAGAATAAGCAATCATATATTGTACCATTTCAAAGGTAGTAATGATTATTTTTGTTTTTACACCTGGGTGATTTTGTTGGTCATCGTTAGCTTTAATAGCTACAATAACTTCGTTAGCATCATCCCATTTAACAAACATATTTCCTTCGTCAATGATAATACCATTATCACAGTATAAACGAATTGCTATGTTTTGCTCTGTTGCTCTGAGCTTATCACGATATGCTTTTAATTGTGTTGCATCCATCGATATCTAATCTCCTTTTATATTCTTTTGCACACTTTACAATACTATCTGGTGCATACAGTATAGTTACTGCAATGTTTGGCTTTTCGAATAAAATTATATATCGACGATAATAAATAGCATATCGTTCTTTATATCTCTGAGTGTTACACCGTTTGGTGTATGCATTCATGAGCTTATAAAGTTTAGAATAGGGATCTAAGTAATCCACATAGATCCCTTCATATAAAGCTTTTTTGATTAGTCGCTCCACTCCCTTTTTAGGAAGACCAACTCTACTTTTTGCCCTATCGTAGAAATGATCTGAAATACTATAATCGACGCTGAGCATATGGATCTCGTGCAGCCATAGTCAACTTCTTATTCCAGATAGTTGATTCTGCTACATGGATTGTCTCCGGATTAAAGATTCCAGACAATAGATATTGTTTGAATTCTACAAGGGCATTCATAAGAATAGTATAGATTTGGGCATTGGAGTGGTGGTACAAATAGAAACGTTGTTCTATAGGACCATAGTTTTCTGGAAGCAAACCTTGCATAGATTGCTCTGCATTAGCACCATAGAAATGAATGGCACCTGCAGTAAACATATGATAGTTTGCATTCGCTTTTGCGACACTGATTAAGCTATCTAATAAACGATCAGACTTGAAGTATTCTTCATAATCTGGTACGTTAATATTAGCATTAGCTAAATCATTTAGAATACGATTAGATAGATTCTTGATTTCAATGAAGAATCTATCACCATATTTACCTAGGAAATCTGGACCAAGTTTCTTAATCTCACGATCAAGTGCATTTGGTCTAGGTTTACCATTTTTGTGAATACTAAGAGTATGATTCTTCTTAGAGAGTTTCTTCTCTTGTTCGATATCAATCTTAGTAATCTCTTTGAATCGATCCATAAATCCTTTACGATAATAGTACTCTAACTGACTTGCAGGTTGAGTACCCCATACAGGGATTTGGATCTGTTGATTGTTTTGAGTAAACTGTGCAACCCATTTTTCGGCTTCAGCTTTACCTTGGTTAAATGCAACAGTTACTTCATTTAGATTTTCATTAGACATCGTATTCGTCTCCTTCCTCTTCAAGACGACTAATATCTTGAAGTACCGAGCCATTCATAATCATATGTATGGCGTTATCGTAATTCTCACGCTCTGTCTCAGAGATTTCATCGATTTCAACTTGAGATTCTAGATAACGTTGGATATCAAAGTCGTCTTGGAACCACTTGTTTCCATCTTCATCTTCGATTGTATCGAGATAGTGCATGAATTGTACTAATGAGATAAATCCATCATAATCATATGGGCGAGTTTGCCATGATGAGATTTTGGATTTCTCAAAGTCAATGATATCGACATTTTCGATGATATACTCACGAACTGCCGTTTGACCCATTGCGAATTTGAATGTCTTTTCTTGGTCATATCCATCAATGAAGAATATGAATAGGGTATACATTCTCTCTTCTGGGTCCACATTAAATTTGCCATTCTCATCTGGCGTTATAGGAAACGCTAGTTGTAATGGGCTTTCAAAAATATTTCCGTTATCCATGATTAGTTCCTCCTTTTGCATAATATACTAAAACAATAATCAAGGATCACGTTTATAATATATGCTCTTAGAAGAATTTAGGTTTAGGTTTTACATAGATTAGATAATTTGAGAATCTGGTTATACCAGTATATATTAGATTAGGCATAATATCTCGATGTAGGAATTCTTCCATGAAGATACCATGACTATATTGAGAGCCTTGAGATAAATGTGTTGTAATGGCATAAGCTAATTCAAATTTATCAGCTTTATTATAAGGATTTCGTTTAAGATATTCTTTCTGATCTTGAGGAGCTCTATAGTATTGTAAGTCCATCTTAATCTGACTAAATAGATTATTACCATCATCTAAGAAATCTATAGTCATTTCCTTTAGATCTTTCCTAATAGATGTGATATCTGGATGATTTCTAACTATTCCTCTAAGACCATTGACTAGATTAATACCATTTACTTCAATATTCCAATTATTCTTACGACAAATCAATGGTTCATTGAAAGTAGGATATTGAGTTTTAATCTTTAAGATATCTTCTCTCATAAGAGTATTAACATAGTCTCTAGTCTTATTCTTACAGCATAGAATAACATCAGCATTCAATGCCATATTATCAGTCAATTCATCTTCTGATATTACCATAGCATTATTATAATAACCAAAGTTAATTGGTAATCCTTTAATAGCTCTATCTGCAAGATATACTATCCCAGATTGTTCTGCTTGACGCATAATTTGGTCTAATCTATAGACCTTTCCTGATACTAGGTATCCTGGATCATCTCCTACTGGTGGTAACTGATTAAGGTCACCACAGGCTATGATCTTAATACCGAATGATTCTATGTCTTCTACCATAGATCTTGGAGTCATAGATGCTTCATCTATGATTATTAATTTGATATCATGAAGACGCTCTTTCTTAATCCATTTCAAAGTTGTTTTAGGTTTATTAAAGTAAGCATCTATGATAGGTTTACCATTCTCATCCGTCATAATAGACTCTGTTGGTTCATATATAGATGAATGAATGGTTCTAGCTTTAGTCATACCACGATTACGCATTACTATAGCGGCGGTGCCAGTATAGCTCATAGGCATAATCGAATCATATGGTATACTTAAACGCTTGATTATTTCATTTAATACAACAGTCTTACCTGTACCAGCCGCACCAGTATATTGGAATACTAAATCAGATGAATTATTATACCATTCTACTGCCGCTGATACGACTGCTTCTTGACCTGGGTTTAATATAAATCCCATAATCATTATCTCCTTTTACGTTTCTTAGGTTCTACCTCAGGTGGGTAGTCTATTGCTTCGTAACTGTATCTTGCTTCACCAAATAACATGAAATCTATAATCTCCATATATTGTAGAGAAGAATTATAGTACTTTCTTGTAGTGAACTGTGTACCATCTGACATCATAACATGAAGTTGACTTCTAGGATCATCAGCTGGACCAAAGATTTTGAAGTAGTTTGATAAATAGTAGCTATTATCATCCCACTCATCAATAAAGATATCAAATAAGAACTTCATAATATTCTTATTATTAACCGGGTCAAATACAATAGAATCACCATAAGCACTTTCATAGTAGTCTACTGGCATTCTAAAGAATTTACCTTTATAGTCTAGAGCTCTAAGATCTCCTTCTTCATCTGGAATACAGATATTACGAGTATAGAAGTCTTTTTCTAGACCAAGTTTACTTATTAGAGCGTTTGTGGCACCAATTACATTAGGGTCCCACATACACATTAATGCATTTTCCATTTCAAATATTCCTCGTACCCCAAAACATTATAGTATATAAGAATTGAGGTGTAATAAACATGGACGATAAGTATAATTCTGATTCCGGCTTAGGATTTACCGAAGTCGGTATTCTTACTTCAGTATGTAATAAATATGAGCCAGGATATCAAACGTTTTATGTGCAAGCACTTAATCCGATGAATATGAAGTCTCCTATTAAAACTACGACTAAAGTTCAGAATCCAAATATCATTAATAAAGAAAAGTTTTCCACAGGCAAAGTTCAAACAGGTTCTAATATCCTAGTTGAAATGCCTAAGGAAGTTGCTAGAAACTTTCCTACTAAATTCATACCTCCTGGGACTAGATTTACTATAGCTTTCCTTGGCGGTGATATAAATAAACCAGTTGTTACAGGAAGGGATTACGATGGCTATGAAGACGACGCTAAATAGTATTAAAGCATTCATCAATACTAAGCCAATCATAAGCACTGATTACTCAAATATGTCGTTCATTGAAGAACGTGAGCGTATTCAGTTTGCTGTTGGTAATATAGTCACTGATGACTATTTCCCTGAATTAAAAGCTAAATGTGTTAAAGTATATCTTGACGATAAAGAGATTCAAAAGTATAAATATAGACCAAAGATATTAGCATATGATATATATGATAACGCTGAGCTATATTATATCATTCTTAGAATCAATGATCTTTACAGTGTCAAAGACTTTAACTTAAGTAAGAAATATGTATATCTATTATCTAAGAAAGATCTTAAAGCCTTCTTGGCAGATCTATATACATTTGATAATGATCATATCCTTACATTTAATTCACATCATAAATTGAAGAATAACTAATCAACAGGTCTAGGCTCATTGTAGTCTAGACCACTATTTATTCCAGGTCCAACTTATTGCATCCTCTATCAAAGCTGGTGTATACCCAGAAAGGTCTTCTTCATCATTATATAGAAGGGCATCCCTATAAACTATTCTAGGAGTACCATCTTCTAAATCATCCATATTGAAATCTCTAATTACATTTGCGGCTCCACGGAATGATTCTGGTGGAGTTACTCCGAATTGTGTATAAGTATAGAGTTTCTCAGCATCACTAAATTCATTAAACATTCTTAAACCAGTCTTAAGTACGATCTTGGTATCATCAAAGTTAGCTCCTCGATTATATGGATCTGCTTCATAACACTCTTCAAGTTCTTTAATGAATTCTTTACTAATACCATAAGCATCAGATTTCTTTTTAATGCTATCGGATTCTTTAATCTCTACAGGTTTAGATTTCTCATTACCTAATAATGCACCCCAACTACCATTATTATTTTCATTAGTAGCAGTCTTAAGCTCATTCAATGATAATTTAGATAATGGTTCAGCTAAATGAATATCCTGTAAGAGTTCTAAAGGTCTCTCTTTAGAGTAAGGTAAATAGAAGAATTGAGATGATTGTGTTTTAAAACGTTTCTTAGCATTTGCCATACCAAGATACTTTCTACCATCAGCTCCATCTTCTGGTACTAAGATGAATGCAGAGTCAGCATTTTCTGTAATCAAAGTAGATTCACCAATGTTTGCACGACCTACTTTACGTACTAAATCTGCTTCACTAGATTTACGACCTTCATCAATTATCTTAGCAGCATCACGATTCAACTGAGATGCAGTGATAACTGGAATATGTTTAGCAACAGCGAATTCTTTAAATTCATCTACTACTGCACCAAGAGCTATACGCATATCACCACCCATGAGTTTAAAGTCACGTGGTCTAATACGTTTAATATAGTCTTGTACTAAACAAACGACTTCTTGTCCATTAGCAGACATTTCATCGTAGATTGTATATAAGTAATCTGTATCCACAGAGTTACTTGGTACATATCTGAATTCAATATCAATAGGAGAATCATTAGATACACCTAGACCATTTTGTCTAAGCAGTTGCATGATTTCCTTATAACCACCGAATTCACTGATATCATCATCAGATACTAAGATACTGAATACACGTTCCAACGTTTCATTCAATGTATTTTCCATCGTTAAGAATAATATAGTTGGACGTTTAGTCGGATCTTTCGTAACAATATCTTTATTATTACCTTTGATTTGAAGTGTTAGATTTAATAGTGTACTAGATTTACCTTCGCCTGGTAAGCCTAGATAAATATAACACCGATCATTTTCAAAACCACCATTCAAGGATCTATTGATTGCTTGAATACCAGTCTTAAGTTTTGTAGAACCATCAATAGCACGATTATACATATGAGCTACTGTAGCCTCAAACTGTTCATCATTAGATAGAGATAATGATTCAGAGACACTACTTACGCATACGTTTTCTTTAATCTTACGATTAACGTCTACGATTTGCTTTTGTACATCTTTTAGGATTTTGAACTTTTCCGTTTCATTAGCTATAGCAAAATCACTATACTGAGTGTACATTGTAGACATTATAGATTGAGTATAGAAAGAGTTTCTATTATTCCCAATATTTTGCTCTATAAATGCCAATTCATTAGAACCTAATGGTTCTTCTAGTTTACGTAATGGGAAGATATTCTTTACATCTAACCCATTTAATGCTGCTTCCATAAGGATATCTCTATTCTCATATCCTTTAAGTCTAGCATCTAATAATTGTTTTAAGAAGAAGTAAGAATTTCTTTCACGAACTTGCTCTACACTAAAATTCTTACCAGGGTCTATCATCGTTAATAGTTCCCTTAGATCTGTCAATACACCTCTGTTGGATGTATGTATGGTCTTTAAGATATAATTTGCATATAAGATTATAGTTGATAGTGGTAATGAGAATCCACTACCTATATCTTTCTTAGCCATCTTCAATCCTCACTTTACATAATAATCACTCCTTTAATAATTCAATCAATTCTTCTGGAGTGATGTAAGTATAACCCTTACTATCATTTATATATCTACTTAGAATATCAAACTCTGTAAGGCTCTTGTCAGTAATATAATCAAACTCTTTACATTGCTCAAGCACTTCTTGAGATTGTCGTCTGATTATGTCATTCTTATAATCACATTTTATAGATATTGTTGGATTATTTCTATAAAATGATTTCAAGATATTAATGTTTTCATGCTCTAAGGTAAACTCCATACGGATATTATTTACTCCCTGAGCTTGACGTTGTTTAATGAATTCAATAATCTTTTGTGGATCATCTTTAATCATCTCATCAAAGTTTATTGTATCATATCTATAAGACTGTATCTCTTCAAAGTGAACGTAATACTGTCTCGTAGTTATATTATGTAATAGAATTAAATATCCCTTAGGTTGCTCTTCTCCATAGCACCATCTATATGGTGAACCACAGTAATAGAAGTCTTTCTCATAACAACCTTGGACGTGTACATGACCTGCAATGACTGGTCCCATTGAATACTTGAAATTATCCATTCCAAATACAGGACTCGGTGCATCTAAGTCAATTTTATCTTTTCCATATATAGCACCTCTAATTGTACCATGCATGCATACTGCATCATAGTAATTATTATAGAGGATATTCTCGTAAAATTCTCTTCCCATTCCTGGCACTTCAGGTATACATAGGATGCGTTTTTGTTTTACATATTCAAATTTTATAGTTTCAATTACACGTACATCTACTGATGGATCATTCATATATCTATAGAATAGTTTAGTTTGATTAGCATCATGAGATGGTGTACCATGTAATATAAATAAAGTACATTGTTTAGTTCTACATACTTGAACTAATTCATCTACGAACTTCAATGCATACATAACTGCATCGGAGTTACTCATAAACTTATGGTGGAATAAATCACCATTAATTGATATCAAGTCTAAGTCTAATAGCTTGATTCTATCTATAAATTGATTCTTAAGAATCTCATATTGCTTTGCTGGATCAAATACCCCGAAATGGATATCTGATATATGTGCTTCCATTAGAATATTGTCTTTCATAATTACCTCGATGAAAGAAAAGAACCTGTAAGGATCCTTGAAGGACCTTACTTTTATTTATTAAACTGTTAGACGGTTAATAAAAAAATAAATTTCCCAAGGGACCGAAATCCCTTGGGAGTATGATTTATTTATGCATTATCATACAGAAGCATTTAAAGAAGTTATTGTCATTAATTTCACTTGGATCTTTGCTATCTGTACTAGCATATCGATATCTAATAGCTTGATATTTATTAGACTTTTCGATACGTCCAAGATCATCTTTTAATACCACACGAGCTACATCGTTATCATTGAAAGTAACTCGTTCAGTATTAGTTTTATTGATAAGATTATCTAGAGATTCTAATGAATCAGTATTCATGAATCTTCTATACATAGGCTTTAGTTCATTGATTTTAATACAACGAACTACATGACCTGTATCAACAATAATATCATTATCATCTGCTTTATCTGAAAGTACATATCCATTGCATGCTACCTTTTCAAATAACTCAGATACAATTAAGTCTGGATCGGATACACCCTTTAGTGTACTAATAGTAATATCTGTAACTTCACCGCTATCATAGTTATAGACATAAGATACTGTACCAAATCTTACTGGTATAATCATCTTATATTCTGGTTTAAGAAGATCGAAACCTAGTACTCTATTATCAAATACTTCTTCTCGTTCTTCATGATAACAACGATATTGATCATCAAAGACATCTACATGATCTTTGATTAAATTGATTGCCATACGTAATTGTTTGAAACTTATATTGTAGCTTTTACCTGCCATCGGTTATATCTCCTTACAATACTTCATTAGATTAATAAATGAGTTCATGAGTTTATTGATAAGATTAATGAATAAATACTCATCAATCTTATTAGTGATTTCTAACTCACGATCTCTAAATTTGTTACTAGAAACTATCTCATTAGTGATAGTATTCTTAATAGAAATTGTAATGATTGGTTTATCTTGATTCAAACCAATAGTACAATGACTAGTTTCATTAAGACTAAATTCAATATAAATGAATCCAGACTTTGAATATGTTATAGGAAGACCATCTTTCATATCCTTAGTATTATGGAAGAAGAATGATATCTCCGCTATTTTAATGAATGCTGCCATCTCTCTCATCATATCATAAGATGGAGAAGTATGCATCAATTCATTATAGTATTTTTCTAGTTTATAATTATATATCCATCTAGGAAGGAACCAAGTAGGAATTGGTTCAGTGACTTTATCAAAGAATATATTTTCCATATTAGCTCCTTTTAAATATCATAGCCTCTTTGGCTAAGGTATTCTTTGAAATCAAAATCTTCATTAGATTGATTCATAGCTGTAATAGCTAGGATATCCATGAGATCTAGATACATTTCTTTTGCTTGCTCTTCTGTCATGAGTTCCTCCTAACTGAGCTTGCTCTTATTAGTAGATTCCAGCCACATATTCATATCCATTGTATGAATATAAAGCACAATCATATCTATAGCTTCTCTATACATAGATATTTGTTCTTCAAGAGTTAATGGTACGAATCTATCATCATCTAGACCCATTCCTACTAGACCTCTAAAGTTCATTTGCGTATCAGAAGCTATACGAGCTATAAATAGTTTATTACCATCACGATAAGTTAATATATGCTCTACTTCAGCATATTCTATCTTAACGTCAGGGTTATCTGGAATGGTAGAAACCATTCCAGTACAGACTAGTTTAGTACCAATAGATGTATTAATGAAATTTGTACTAGTACCAGATTCAACATCTCTTTCAGTACCATATATAGATGAATTAAATACTGTTAGGGCATGTGGAACTGTACGCATCAACAAATCATTTCTACATTTATCGAAAGTATTTATTAATGAATAATCATCATTAAATAGTCTTTCTCGATACATCTCAAAATCATTGAGTAGTTTATCTGCTCTACTAAATAATGCATCTAATGTACTAAGAATATCTATATCCTTAGCTAAATCAGTTCGACGCATTAATATTCTACATTCTGCAGTTTCATCAGAAATAACTACTTTAACGAATATATCCATTCTTCTATCATAATAGCTTGTTAAGTTAAGTTCACTATATAAGCCTTTATGGATAGTAAAGTTATCATGATATATTCCATTAAATACTTCAAGCATAATCTCAGAGTTATTATACAATTCAGTAGTTTTTGAATTAATATCAGATAACTTTTCAATGAGCACTCTGAGTTTTTCTAATTCAGGTCTACTTAATATATCGATTATATCTACTAGCTTTGTCTCTTTCTTTTCCATTAGTTTGACTCCTTAGGGATTTTCTTAACAATTCCAATTAAGTCAAACTCATCGCTAATAGCTACAGTATTACTCAAGCTATATGCTGAGTTTACTACAATGATATTCTTAAGCATATCATATGTAATATAAGTACTATATTTTGCATTGATCTTGATAACTGTTTCATTAGTATCAACCCATGCATTATCAGTACTAATTGCTTTAGGATCTCCATTTGATTTAAGATATTTAGCAATAGCTTTCAATCTCTTATATAATAGATCCCCAGAGAATCGTTTCTCTGATTTGATTACAGTGAACTGATCATATGTGGAACGTAGTAATTTAGCTACACTTCCTTCAGTTGCTGGTTTATAATCAATACCTAAATCATCAAGCATCATATTTAAGATTAGATTCAATGCTTGATATGATTCAAAGGTAATAATAGAATTAGATTTGATATTAAAGATAATATCGTCGGTATCTAATAGGGCTACAATCTCTACTGCACAGTAATTACCAACAAACTTAAATAATATAAGTCCATTATGAGTATTACTTACATGAGAGAATATCATTTCTTGCCCATTAGCACCTGCCTTATAGTTGCCAATGGTGATTTCATTTCCCGCCACTTTCTTTGCTAATTCCAAAATACCGTTAGCATAGCGAGAATAAAGTTTGTTTGGATTGATCAATTTCATAACTGTTGATCTCCTTTCTAAGAAAAAATAAAATAAGGGAGTGTAAGGTCTTGGCGGACAGATTTACGTTCATATTGATGATATAGTTTATAATGCGGAGTTCTCACGCTTACGTATTCGCATTTGTAAGTTAAGAGAGAGATGAGAACTCTGAAAAGGTTTTCATGTGTTGTGTGTTTGTTTTGTTGTTAGTGTATTTATTGAGAGGGTCCGCCAAGACCATACACTATAGGAGTGTGTCATCTATCACAGGGACTGATAGATGGATATCGATTCCTCGATATCACCTAAATAATATGTAACCAAAATAATGTTTACCTAGCTCGAGTTCTAGTATCTTCATTCATACGATCAAATAATGTAAAGAATATAGTACCACATATATTATTTTTAACTATATAAAATAATTCAGTACTTTTAAATGTTTTCTTATCCATGAAATCCATATTACCAGAATTCAATAAACACATATATAGACTTACCTCTATATCTTCCATATATTTATCTGGAATATCATATAAGTTATAATCAGTATTATTAAAAAACCCATGATTGATTAAGATATTCTCAGCAGCTAGTTTGAATAACTCTACGCTATTATCTTCAGCCAAAGTATCATATAAACTATATGAGTCTACTTCAATAACTCCTTCAAAATCATAATGCTCTACATCTTTAAGATATGATTCTTTTTCAAATCGCTCTAAAGATCTAAAGTTAAATTTAGATAGATTTATCAAATCAGCATTTCTTTTATCGCTAGTAAACCAATCTTTATACCATGGAGTCTTTCTTAGATCAGTTAATAGAGATACATCATCTAGATTAACTATCGCTTTATATAGATTGAATATATTCATAGAGCTTAATAATAACTCTCTATTCAATCTTTCGCCAATAAATATAGTTAAAGCTTTACCACGATCTCTATTATTTAGATCTTTTAGTTCATAGATCTTAGATAGAGTCTCTTGTAATAACTCTGTATATGTCTTATCCATTATAACCTACCTTGTAATACGTTAATATATATAAAATGACCAATAGCCATAACTATAGCATCTTTGTTATAAGATTTATTAGTTGGATTCTTTAGATTAACCTTTTGAGACTTTCCCTGATAATATATATCAAGATTACTATTATTAATAGACCATCCTAAGTGTTTATCATTATCAATATATGTATCTCCATCTAATATTAATATAAATGGATCATTAACTGATAATAATTTATCAAAGAGTTCTAATAGATTCTTCATATCAAATAAGAATAATAGACCACATAACCAAGTTAATTCATTTGATGTCTTAACTGGAAATATATGATCTTGACTTCTAAGAAAGTAATTACTATCTGTAGCATTCTCTGGTAATGTACCATCCATCTGATGGTCTACATATTTACTTATAGCTATATCTCTATCTAGCTTAGTATAATTATAACAGATACTATATACATTTTTCTGCTTAAATAGATCGATTAAAGTCATTAGTGTATTCATTACATTTCCTCCTTTGTTTATAGGAATGTCTTTTGATTAATAAAAAAATAAAGCCGATGGATCATAGTAATCCATCGGCATATTATTATCTTGGATATTTTGCTCTAATTGCTTTAATAACTCCATTTAAGAATTGATTACTTGGTAGCATATCTTTTGGAGTATTTACTTTTTCACTACCAACTATAATCTTAGCTATTGGAGATACATAACCCCAATCATCTTTACTTGTTCTAATCTCAATAGATTTAGTTTCTCTATTCAAAATAATGAATCTTGATAACTCTCTATCAAGTCCTTGATGATCAATGAAGTTAGTATAGATGAACCAATACTTATCGTACATATCTTGGACTATATTACCACCATGAGCATATTTAGTAATTCTTCCAAGTTCATCTTTGATAATCTTTGCTGGTAGTTGTTTATAATTACCAAGCTCAGATTTATCAATATCAAATTCTTTAATTAATGCATCTCTTAGACTAGTTAACTCTTTAATGATTGAAAGAAGTTTAGTCATTCTAATACCAGATAGAGATACATCTACTGTTTTAAACACATTGGAGTATTTAATATACAATCTTGGATATTCTTCTAGTTCATACTTCTTACGGAATTGATCCATATGAATCTGAATTGAGTCTTTTACTCCAAGACGGATTTTACCAATACGAAAATCGCAATTTAAAAGAACCATGATATCACGAATTCTTTCTTTTATTTTTTTACGTTCATCTGGTTCAGCTGGTCTTATAACTTTATTACAAATATACGCTATATCTTGAGATATAGCACAAATACTTTGTAGTCTAACCAAATCGGAATCTGGTAAATATTTGGTTTTTACTATCATTTTAAATCCTCCCCTATGAAAACCTTACTTTCTTCAACATAGGCTGCTTTTAAATCTGGGTATATAATTGCACCCATTTCTTTATCTTCACAGACATATTTGGGATTATTACATTTTAGTCGATTATAATTTATATCTGAGAATTTATTGCATTCAATAGAATTAAGTATTGAATCACCATAATGCATAATAGCGTGCTCTTCTGTAATAACAGGTTTTATATAAGTATAGTGTCTATTATGAATAAGATCTAATAATAATTCTAATATATCATCACGAGTATCTATTAAACTATTAACACTATTTGCATATATATCTATACTATAATCACCATCTTTATCAATAATTAGAAATAACTTATTACGTATATAATCATCATCCCCAAATTGTATATGCATTCTAATACCTTTTTGAAATTTAAGCTCACATAATTTTACTTCCATTTCTTTAGTCTTATATGAATCTTTTTTAGCTCTTCTAAAAGATGCAGGAGTATGTCTTAATTCCCATTCAATAGTCTTAGCAAGAGCATATACATCCTTTATAATATCTCTAATAATACTAGCTTTTATAATAAATATTGAAGCTTCTTCAACTGTCATCTTTAAATCTTCCATTACTCAATACCTCCATCGATTAACTTATTAATATATCTAATAATTTTATTTAACTCTTTTGGTCTATGTATATATTCATGACATGGTGTATAAGGATTATATAACGCAACTATTAACTTCTCTTTGGTATCTACATAGAATACATCTTTATCACCATTATTATACTTCATAATACCTTCTTCAAATCTAAAATTTGGATTAAATAATCGTAATTTTGGACTGCCTTTTAAATGATCATGAATATATTTATACTTTTTATATTTTTGCTCAGCATATCCAGATGCCATATAATTAATATTACCATCTTTATATACTAATTCATATTGATCATATTCACATCTAGGAAGATCTTTCTTATTGAATTCATAAATATTGATTAAACGATTACGTGCCTTGTTTAGTAGTCTAATCGCATATCTTAAATTATAATCTTCCATGTTACGAAATGATAATTCACTTTTAGTTTCATTAGTATAATGAATTCTAATATGACCAATGCTTTTATCCATATATAGTGGTAGAGAATTATAAAATCCTACGATAGCTCCACCATTATGATTTAATTTAAGCTCACATATTTCTAATCTTCTGTCAATATTATCCAATACGAGTCGTAATTGGTTTCTTCCCATATAACGTTCGTTATTTGAATACTTTCTTAAAACGATATTAACCATATGAGCTATCTGATGTGATATTTGTTGTATAGCTCTAATCCTATTTAATTCTCTTTTTGTTAGTTTCGTTAGTTCTTTCATTTTTATCAATCTCCTTTAAAATAAAATATATACGTGATAGGATCAAATATCCTATCACGTTAATAATATATAACTTATTTCTCTATTACCCATTGCATAAACTTTAATATACAATCTCTAAGCATTCTATCTGTATTCAATTTAGGATCTGTTGAAGGATGTCCAAAATGCTCAAAATCAAAATCATCATTATATCTATTAATATTAAACTCACTTACTTTATTATATGATGGTCCTAAAACAACTGTATATGTAACTTTAGCATCTATCTCTCTATTAAGAAGAATATGATGTGCAGGTCCAGCACTAATTGATAATTGCTCAGTTATATCATCTACGTTAAATATAACGTATTCACTTTTATTTTCACGTATAATACTATAATAGGGAAGACTAGAATGATCTTCATATTTCATTGGATTAGTTAACTGTATAGCTACAACACCAGATATTAGATCATATAATTCGGCTGTCTTAATATAATTAACTATATGCCTCTTAAATTTATAAATTTTATATTTTACCCATAATCGTTTTAAGACAGGACATGAGACAAGTTCATGAGAAAGTTGTTTATATTCTAATAGAATCTTCTGTAGCTCAGGGATATTAAATGAATCTAAGCTTTGGTTAAACATATTTTATCACACCCATCCAAATACTTGACAGATTGTAGCTAATACTCCTAATAAGAATATACCAAACAATATAGGATTTAAATCTTCTAATACAATTAATACACGTTTGGTCATATTAGATAGATTCTCTTCACCATAGTAGTTAATTAGAATACAAGAATTAATTACTGTTAATATTAGAAATAATACTGCTACTTTATAAGATACCATTACTAAGAGCCTCCACCCACATATAACCAATAGCTGTTAATACCATTATAAAAAGAAATACTAATGATACTATAAAACAGAATTTAGATAGTTTCTCCAAATCAAGCATTATTAATACAGCTCCAAGACAAGCAAATAAACTCATAGTACCAAACTCTGGTACTATAATTTGTTTAAGTATATTTAATGTATTCATACTATACCTCTATTCTAGTACCCAAGACCATGCTGTAAGAAATATTGCTACGAATGTACATACAAGGAAGAATCCACCTATCGTTCCAAATATATTATTATCATCACCTGTAGAGTGACTAATCCAACTATATACTATTCCGCATATAATAGTTGATATAGCACATGCTACTACTAATTTAAGAAAAAATAATGTACTCATTTTATTTCACTCCAAAATCTGATACTTTAAGTTGTCTTAGTTCATTAATAATATTAAGGGAGTCTAATGTATTAATGAATCCAGCAAATAGATTATCTACTAAATCTATATTAGACTTGATGTCTATAGTATACTGCTTATACTTAACATCATATTTGTTAAGCTGTAATACAGTAAGCCTATCTACATTGATACCTATCTTAGATAGTAGATATCTATATGCAGATAACTGTATAAAGTATTTATATCCAATACTACTTGAGGTTTTATAGTCTACTATATGAATTTCATTACCGATTTTCATAACAGCATCTATAGTCCCACAGAAGTATTTACCTATAAGAGATTGCTCTAACATGATTGGTTCAATTAGAGTATTATTAATATACCCTGTATCATTAAACCATTGTATAAATGACATGAATCCCATAGTCTTATCCACTGGATCAGTCATACATAATCCATCAGTTAAGAAACCTTCAATTTCACTATGAACTTTAGTTCCTTCAACTGCATATTTATTTAATTCTCTTCTATATCCAAGACCTTTAAATCCCAATGAGTTAGCCCATTGAGCTATATAGTCTTCATTTATATGCTTAAGTACTTGAGTCACACTTGGAACTTTATTCTCTCCATGCTCATAAGTACCAATATATACCTCATCTAAGTCTAAGTTAATCATACATAACCTCCTTTGTACCTATATGTCTGGGCGTTATTAAAGAAATAAAACTAGAACTTAATAGTAATATAGTTTCGCCGACTATATTACACATGATATCTAATGAATGTGACAGCCAGTGTTACTTCTTGTATTCATTTTAGATGTGTGTCTCCATTGTTATAAACACGATTATATGCCCCTAGGAGTTTTATCTCCTAGGGGTGTATATGCCTGCAAATTAAACATTGTAGTAATATTTTAGAAACTTTCCAAGGAGGATTTATAATGGCTCAGTTGAACTTTAAACTCATAAATGAGACTTTTATCTTTTCCCAATATAAAGATGAATATGAAAAATCTGTCTTAAACTTTATCAAAGGTGGTAAAGTAATTGACGTCCATTCTGATGCTTTTGCTGACATTGCTTATGATGTTAAGAAAACACAAGTTGGTTCTTTCTTAGTAGCTGCAATGGAATCTAAGCAAATTGTACTTTATACAAGTACTCATCCATTAAATCGTAGCACTCGAGTAATCACTGCTAAAGATATTAAAGGTGGCACTGGTAAATACTTGATCTATGTTGACTGCACTCAAATCATTGACTTTGAAGGTGGTAAATATAAATGCAATAATGTTAAACAACTAGTTGCTCATCTATTAGAAGCATCTGTAAACATGATGTACTTTACTGGTTTTACTAATATCGTATCTCGATTCGATTTAGTTAAAGCTGGTGCATATGCATTTGCTTCTCTATTCAATAATATCATTAACTACTTATTCAAAACTAATACAGTAAGTAATATCCATAACCGTGTTATGTATCTTGCTTCCCAATACTTCATTAAGAATATCATTGGTAGTAATAATCCTAAATATGGTTATGCTAATAATACAGCATTCTCTAAACAAATTGCACGTATCTCTGATCGTGAAGTTGAATTGATTGAATCCTATCTAGATCGTGAATCATTCAAGAACTTAGATGCATTTGTTAATATGCTTAAAGATTCTTTGAAATTGCATAAACTATCTACTGAAGCTATTATTGCTACATGGGTTAAGATGTACTCTCCATCTACACTATTTGCATTAGAATACTTCCCAGCATTCTCTGCTATGATGACTAATGCTTATATTGGATGCTATTTAAATAATCAATCTACTATTGAAAAGGTGACTAACCGTGGGCTTCCAGAATATGTTAAAACAGTTCTAGATGTCGGAGGTCAATACTATGAAAACTTACGATAACGAAGTTTATAACTACGTTGATCAACTTAAGAATTATTCTACTACAAATATCTCTGGGATGCAGAAAGGTATCGTCCCAGAGGTAGTTGATATTAGCTGGGATAAGATGAACTACTATGTATCTAAAGGAGTACGTCGTTATGTAACTTATGAAAAAGAAGGTTATGTAATTCGTATCACTGGTGTAAGATATAGACTCAATCACTTGACTAAGAAGACTATAGATTTTGATAAACGTATGACTGATGCGGTTAATGAAGGTCTAGTATATCCATTTATGCTATTCGTAGATGGTCGTCATATTAAATGGTCTACTTTCAGAGTAGTACGTAATGCTAAATACACATATCTCGTTTGCGATAGAAATAGTGTGAAGGATATTAATCCATTACATATTAGCAAAGTAGAAATGGTAAACTTGCCATTTACTTATATGAGTTATTCTGAAACAAGAAAGATTCCAAATCCTAATACTGAGTTATTTAGATTTGATGAAGATGGTTTATTATCTCCATTTGGTTCTATGGTATATAGTCTAGATACATCTACACTTAAACTAGAGACTGGTTATTTTAAAGTACTAGCTGGTGGTAGAGTTGAAAACCGTGATTTAGACTTAGATGCTAAATATAAACTAACTAAGAATAACTTCTTATGTTGGGCTAATGGGTTATTTGATAAAACAATAGACCCTGATATAAAGAATCTTAATATTATTACTATGAATAATGGTGAACCTCTAGATTATGAACTACAAGTAAAGTATTTCTATAGAGATATCACTAATCATAATAGAAGTAATATTACTATTCCTGAAAATAAAGACTTATTGAAAAGCTTAGTCATCGAGAAAAAAAGTGAAATGCCTGAATTAGACATTAAAGCTTTAGGTCGTGACTTTGATTTTCAATATAAATATGATACAGATTATGAAGACAATGTAAACTCTGGTATTAGATATATCAGTCGTTACAATTCTTCTATGTTTGATAAACTCTATGAGAAACGTCTAAAGATTCATTCTAGAAGTATCTCTGGTAAAGAGTTAAAAAGTCAAATAACTAATAATCTACTATCTCTTCCTAGGGGATATCATAAGAATCCAGAAACTTATGTAATCATCTATAAGAATGGTGAACTATGGAATCTATATAATCGTATCAGATATAAAGCTAATAACTTTGAAATCCCTATTACTGATAAGGAAATCTCTGCTATTACTGACTATGATGAATTTGAATTCACATACTTCACTGGAGTTAATAATAACTATTTGAAAGTAGAATGTACTGAAGATAATAATACTATCGAAAACACTACTATCAAATATGATGATCTAATGGTATTTGCTAACTATACTGAAGATCAAATCTATAAAGAACTTCCATTCAATAAACGTACTATCTATGACGTTAAGTATACTTTAGATAAAGATCATAAAACTGTTACATTCACTAATCCAGCTTATTATGGTAAGACCATCTATATGGCTGCTAAGAATCAGTTTAAGTATCAGCACTTTAATATTACTAAACCTACAGTACGTTATTTCTTTGGTAGAGACTTTATTCCTTGCTTGAATAAAGATAGATTCGCTGTATTCCACAATGGTCGTCTCTTAAGTAAGGATATGTATAGAGTTATTGTCCCTGAAGTGGAAAATACTGCTACTGAAGTATGTGTTCATGTACGTCGTGTAGCTCAAAAGGGAGATACAGTAGATATCTTCTATTTACCTTATGACTTTAACTATACTGATATTGGTAAAACAAACAGAGTTGATGTTGTTACAGTTAGAGCAACTGTAGATCAACAACCAGTGTTTGCTATTCCATTCCCATCTAAGTCTTCTTTATTAAATAAAAACAGCTTCCTATTATTACGTGGCTCTGTATTGGTAGACCAATCTAGATATAATGTAATTGGACGTACCGTTGTATTTAATGACCCTAAAGATTATGTAGCATATGGGCGTGAAGTTACTTTCGTATTCTTATATAGTGAGAATATTGAATCTAATCCATATGGTGGTGTAGAAGAAGATGATGTATTAAATATCGATCCTCAATTTGTTATAGCAAATAAAGATAATCAATTAACTTTTGATATTCCTTATCCTGAGGGATTTGATGAATTCTTCTTCCTAACATATCGTGGTATCTATGTAAACCCTAAACGATATGAAATCATGGAAGGTACTAAACGAATTAAGTTCTTTGATCAAGATACTGGTATTGATGCTGGTACTGCATTAATCTTTGTATTCATTTATCCTGAGCAAAAGAATAAAGTTGGTACTTCTGCAGTGTCTGTACGTGCTACTATTGATAATCAACTTAAGTTTAGTATTCCATTACCATATGCTAAATACTTTGATGATCAAAATAGCTTCTTCTTAATTAGAAATGGTGTATTCTTAAATGAAGCAGAGTATTATATTGATACTAAAGCAAATACAGTTGACTTACTTACTACTAATGGCTTAGATATTGGTCAAGAATTAGTATTCAACTTTATTACTGGTAGAAATGTATCTGTTAAGACAGCTATAGAAGAAGTTCGTGCTGAACAAGATGGACAACTTGTATTCAAATTACCTAAAGTTTTCCATGACTTTGATAATAAGACTGGTAAATTCTTCTGTGTAATTGGTGATACATATATTGATAATCGTCGCTTTGAAGTAGTTGGTAACGATTTACGATTCTTAAATCGTGAAGATGCTGTTCTTGAAGGACGTACAGTTACATTCATCTTTGTATATACTGAAGATATTGATGCTGAGACTGCAACTATTGGTGGTGTAGTTAATACTTCTAAATATACTAAGTTCATTACTGAATCTGTAAAATGTAAAGAAGATGGTCAACGTACATTTACTATTCCATGGGAAGATTCTATGCTCATGGATAAGAAAATCATCGTAACTGTTGGTAGTACATTCATTAGAGAATCTCAATATACTATTTCTAAAACATTGAATACATTGACCTTCATTGATGATGGTGTTATTACAACAACTGATCGTGAAGTTACATTTACTTTAGCTGATTCTGACTATACTGTAATTGCTAAAGAAGTTATTGATATTGATGCGGTAGTAGATGGTCAAACTGAATTTGATATTCCATTACCATTTGAAAACTATCTTAAACTTGGTAACTCCTTAATGGTATTCGCCAATCAAACATTTATCGATGCATCTCGTTATGTATTAGATAAAGATTTGAATAAGATTACATTAAGAAACTATAATGATGCATTGAATGCTGGTCAAACTCTATCATTCTTATACTTCTATATTGCTAACCAAAGCAATAGAAGCTTAGAACGTGAAGATGTACAACATCCAATGATTAATGAACGTGGTTACTTGTACTTAAATAGAAATGACTTAGAGCATCTATTGAATAATAAACTCTACTTCATGTTTATCAATGGTAAGAAAATCAATAAAGATAATATTATGAATGTGGCTAACAACATCATTCGATTAAAGAATGACGTTCAAACACGATTCAATACATTAATCTTAGATTACACTCCATCTATTCCAGAGTTAGCTAAGTATAAAGATATCAACTCTGATTATGATATCATTATGAATCAAATCTCTAATGAAGACATCAATAAGCTTTTCAATATTCATAATAACGTAACTGATCTTGAAAAGTATATCGTTCCAGATACTTCACAAGAAGCTATCATTAATGATATCATTAGAACTCATTATACATCTAACGGAGTCAATAAAGGGTTACCATTTGTATATACTTATGACACAAGTACGTTTAAGAATAGATCTATCTATAGCTTAGCTACTACAGTTAATAAGTATATTGCTCCTGGGAAATATACTTTTACTTGTCCAGATGATGTAACTATGCTTGAAATCAAATCTATCGCATCTGCTAGTAGAATTAGACCTATTAATAGAACTATTGATACAATTGGTTATCTACGAGATAAAGACTTTGAATTCGGTGAAGTAAGTTATATCTTACCATCTGATGTATCTAATTATATTGATACAGTTATTGGTAAGAAAGATCTTAATATCATGAGTCAACCTCTATATAAAGAGGTAGTTGGTAATTTACCTGAAGTAAATGATTTCATTCCTGCAATGAAACCTTTACGTAAGACTGAATCTAAAACCACACTAGGTAGACTTTCTAGATATTTCTATCAAAAAGAAATAATTAGAAATGTTAAAGTACATCCTGGGTTAAAGTATAAGATTACAGTTCCAACTGGTGGATTTGTACATATTGCTTATGATGTTGCTGATACTGATATCAGTCAATATCATTTAAAATATCGTATTGATTTCGATTCTGATCGTGATAATACTCCAATTTTCTATAAAGGTGATACATTAACTAAACCTGATACATTTGTAAATAGCTTAGAAGAAATCTATAGTGATGACTTCAATTTACAATATAATCAAAGCTTTACTAACCCTGGGGAAGAATACTGGATCTGTCCAGATAATGTAGGTGAAATCATTCTTACATTATGTAGTGGTTACTCTAAGATGATTACTGTAGAAGATATTGAAAGATATCCAGCTGCATTCCAATTCTGTGGATATGGTAGTACTGAGTTCTCTATTGCTCCAGTACCAGCTATTGGTAATATGGAATTCATTGAATTAAATAGCTTCTATGATAGAGTCACTAATGAATATGATTCTAAGATTCTTAATACTATTGAAGATGGTCATGAAATCCATTATAGCAGTAATAATACTCTATATGGTTGTGGTATATCTGAAATAGGGTTTGTTGAACGTGATGACGAAGATGCTATTAATTCAAGTAAAGCACCTGAAAATCGTAACCGTATTAACTTAATGCTTATTAATGGTGTAAGAACTTCTAGATCTGACAGTTCTATTTCTCGTGAAGTTACTTCATATATTAAAGTAGAGCCTGGTAAGACTTATACAATTAGAGTTGGTAAGAATAATATCAAAACTGATATGATATTAAGTAGACCAGAGACTGAGTTTGGTGGTGTACTAGGTATTAGTTATCATAATAAAGTATTATTAACTAACGTTGATAGTAATGTATACTTATCTAATGCTTTAGATGCTACTCATATTAATAATCCTGATATTGATTATAGTGGATTAAATACTGAAATGACTGAAGATCAACTTGCAGGTGATCCAGGTGTATCCCATGTAGTTTCTGATGAAGAAGCTATTGAAGAAAGAGATAAACCTGTATTTGTTAAAGAATTACCTAAGATTGCAGTTGATGAAAATGATACTGATGAATTATTCCAAACGAATATATTCGATGCTTCCAATGTAATCAGAGAATAATATAAACCGGATAGGGGTGTCAAAATCCCTATCCGCTTATATTTTGAACATTAATGTAATTAAAATACATATTCGCAAGGAGGTATAATATGGCTACTTCTAACTATAAAGGAACCAGAGTTCCTCTTATAGCATTAGATTATAATTCTCGCTTCCTGGCTGAGAAAAAAGAAATCTTATTTGATTATAAGACAGGCAAACTCTATGTAGTTTCTGCTGAAGATAAATCTATTATATTTGATATAACTAGAAATATTCTTAAAGAAGTTGAAAAGAATGTAGACTTATCTAACTATACTTTCAACGTAGAAGGCGTTGGTATTGTAAGTTTAGATGGCTATATTCAACAACTCTCTAAGTATAATCTAACAACAGTAGACGAACCAGTTAAACGATATCGTGTACCACAAATTACATTCGATAATGATTCTATTGTCGATTATGGTGGTACTATCGAAATCAATGGTTTCAGTCATGCTAATAATAATACATACCCAGTTAAAGATGGTAATATAGTTAAATGGGTACCACGTACAGATACTGATATTGTAGATCGTGTACGTCACTTAGAAGAAACAGCTCCACCAGATGCGGCTAAGTTTAAGAAACTTCAAGATGATGTAGCTGCAGTTAAATTTACTGCCGATCAATATGCTAATCTTCCAGCTATTCGTACTGACTTGGATGCTGCTAGTCATAGATTAGATGAATTGAATACATTAATTGAAACTACTACTGATACAATCAATGGTAAAATCACTGGTGTTAAAAATAATGCAGACTTAGAGCTTAATAAATTGAGTAATAAGATCACTGTATTAGAAGCTCGTGAAGATTATGGTCCAAGAGTAAATACTCTTGAAAATAAAGTTACTTCTCTTCAAGCATTAGGGGATGTAAACTCTAAAGTATTAGCTTTACAACAACGTGTAGTTAATTTAGAGCAAGGCGAAGACTATGGTAGTGAAATAAATGCATTGAGTGTTAAAGTAAATGCATTATCTGATTCTACTGATACTAAGATTAATACTATTAATCAAGAGATTAGTGCTATTAAAACATATGATAATGAAAATACTCAAATTCGTAGTGGTATCTTAACTCGCTTAGATGCTATAGATGCTTTAAATATTGGCTCTACATTGACTGATTTAAAAACACGTACTACTACATTAGAAGCAATCCCTAATGTAACTAGTAATGTAACTAATCTAGAATCTATTACTAATACTTTGACTAATAGTTATTCTCAGCTTAATACTAAAGTAACTGGTTTACTTAATGCTGAAGATCCAATGCCACGTATTAGAGCTCTTGAAGGCATTAATACTACGAAGAATAACTTACCACAAGAAGCTAAGATTAATTTACCTGGCGGTTCCAATACAGTAATTCGTCCAGATAGAGTTTATAGCTTTACATTAGATAGTGCTAATCCAACTTTCACTATTGTAGGATTAGAAAAATCTACAGCTGAAATCATTCTTATTCTAGATCCTCAAAATATCAATACTGAAGCATTTGATCTCCATATTACTAGAGCTGATGGTGTAGAAGTTAAGATTCCTAGACGTATTATTCCTAGTAAGAATAAAGAACTTCAATTGGTTCGTCTTGTAACTTATGACCGTGGTGTAAACTGGTTCTATTCTGTTTCTGCCGGTTTCATTGGTAAAGATCTTGCAATTGATAATACTATTTAATAAAGGGAGTTACACATGGCAACGTTAAAATATTTGGCTACTGAACGAGCTCATCTCTCTCAAGTGCCAATTACCGAAGGTCAGTTTATAGCTACAACTGATACTAATGAAGTATTCTATGATGTAGCTGTTGACATTCGATTTAAAACTAATAAACTTACATTAGTAGATACTGATGCTGAACGTTATAGATTATCTAATAATGATCAAGTAAGTACTGATGTAATTTACTATATAAAAGAGTCTGAATTATTCTATATTTGGACTGGTGCCTGGAAGAATGTAGTTGCTACTACTGAAATTACTAAATTCCTAGGTGACTATAAAAACATTACTCCAACTACTTTAGTTAAAGGTGAAGAAAGATTTGCTCCATTAACTATTGCTTCTCAAGTATTCACTGATGATGGTGAAACTGTAGAAGCTAAAGTTAGACAAATCTCTCATATTGCTTCTGCTTTTGATTCTATTGTAGTTACTAAAAAAGGTAAAACATTTGATATTCCAGTACCATTTGAAAGATACTTTGATCAACCTAATATGCTCTTAGTATATATTGGTACGCTTCAAATCTATCCTAACCGTTATTCTATTGAAGGTAATAAGATTACTTTCCAAGAAGAAGTAGAAGCTGGTCGTACTATTAACTTCTACTTTGTTTATAATGCTCATGCTCCTAAGCTTGAGACTATGAACTATATTGATGGTGCATATATCAATAAAGGTACAGTTCCTATTGATAGAATGCAAAAGTATTCTCATAGTTATACTACTAATGATGCTACATCTGTAGCTTCTAGTGCAGCTGTTAAAGGTCTATATGACAAAATGAATGCACTATTAGACCGTGGTGGTATTATCACTAAATGTGTAACTAAAGATGACAATACTACAATGAATACATCATTACCTAATGAATATAAACTTCTTGATGGTAATGTAATTAGTGTTAGATTCCATGCCAATGTAGGCAATCATGCTACACTAAGAGTTGATGGTAAGAATATTCCTATCTTTATTGGTTATGATCCAGTTAAGACTGGTGATATTCATGCTGGTGATGAGTTATATCTTCAATATGATTATCTTACAGAACGTTTCTATGTAACTAATGGGTTACCATATCTTATTGATAGTACTACATACTCATATGCTGTTGTAGCTGATGGTGAAAATGTATTTACATTTAATACACTTAACTATGATCCTGGGGTGGATAGACTAGAAGTATTCCATAATGGTGTACGTCTAATCCAAGGTAAGAACTTCTCATTCAATTCTGAAAGTAAATCTATCTCTTTAGTTGGATATACAGCTGATGCTGGTGATGTACTTGAAATGGTTGTATATAAAGTAGCTCGTTCTCGTGCAACTAATAATACTCAAGTTACTGTAGTTCGTCCAGATTTTGAAGAGCTTGCTCGTTCTCTCGGTGAAGCATTAGATGAATTCAAAAAGAAAACTAATGAATTGAATAGTAGAGCTCTAGATGTTATTTTCCCTAGATATGGTGATAATAATGACTCTGGTGATAGAGGAGATTGTACAATTGTAGGTATTGATAAAGCACATTGGTTTATGATCGATTGCTTTGCTGATTCTGTATCATCTGTATCTTCTATTAAACGTTGCTTACAAGAAAATCATATTGATAAATTAGACTTCTTATTGATTACTCATTTTCATCAAGATCATATTGGTAACTTTGAGGAATTAATTAGATCTAATTTAGTTAAGAAAGTATATGTACCAGATGCAGCTAAGACTAATACTACAAGTGGTACTAATGGTATGGATACAACTACTATTAATGGTATCAATGTAAGACTTAAAGCTGCAGCTGATAGAGCTACAATTCCATATGAAATTGCTCCTAACGGAAAAGTAGATTTCAATGGAGCTGAATTGACTTTCTATAATAACTCAGATGATGATTATACTTATTATAATACTGGTGCTAAGCATGCCAATAATTATAATAACTTATCAATCGCATTAATGGTTAAACACATTGGTCGTACATTTATCTCTGAAGGTGATTGCTTAACTGAAGCAATGCTTCATAATGTAGATAATGTACCAGCTAATGTAGATTTACTTAAAGCTCATAATCATGGCTTAACTAATATGCCATTAGCTTATAAGAAAGTATCTCCTAAAGATGCAGTTATCTTAGCTAGTAGAACTGAATTACGTAAAGGTACTCAATTCAATTATCAATCTACATTATTTGATATGGGTACTAATGTATATAATCTATCTAGTCAACCAGAAGATATTCATATTACTTACTTAGCAGATAATGGTCAAGTATCTTATAATACTAACTTGCGTAGATTATATCCTAATATGGTAGATGCTGCTAATAAAGTATACGTAGATGCTTCATATTCAGATAGAATTAAGACTGGTGATGCAGCTACTCCATTCATTAACTTGAATGAATTAGTTCGTTATCTTCATTCTTTAAATACATCTGATGTGGTTAATGTAATTATTAAACCTGGCGATTATACCACTCCAGCTAACTGCAATGTAGCCGCTCAAGTATTAGAGTTTAATAATATTAAACCTGAAGTGGTTATTACTTCATGGAATGGTTCTGTATCCTTCCCATATACTTTAGTTAAGAATTCTAATATCACATTCGATAGTATTATATTCAAATCTCCAAGCACTGTAGATCTTAACTTGGATAGAAATATGTATAATGTCAAATACTTGAATTCTACTGGTACTATTAGAAGAAGTACATTAAATCTTGATAGTGCTACAGTTAAAGCTGAATTAGCATCTAATCCAACTACTATTGATTTCAGTAATGTGCTTGCAGACTCCTCTAATATTACATTACAAAGTAATACATACTCTAATGATGGTAAATTTGCTATTAAATCCTCTAATAGTGCAAATGTAATCATTACAGGTAACACTAATCTTATTACTAATAGTACTGGTACAGTATACTGTATTGACTCTGGTAATATCTTAGTTAATGGTAATATGCCATTGAATACGTCTAATACATTACGTAAAGGTGGTCAATTACGATTTGCTGATATCAATGGTACCACTACGATATCTAATATCTCTAGAGGTGTAGTTGTAGAAACTTCTGTTAATAATAGATATGGTGGTCCACAATATTACGTATCTGATGGTAATGGTGACTTCACATCTATGGATCATTTTAATATTCATGGTAATACTAATATGACTCCTAAGTTTGCTGGTCAATTTGGATATGATCCAAGAAGTAAAAAAATTAAGTTTGCTGTAGCTAACTCTAATGTAAATGATTGGGTTGAATTTGCTAATGCAGATACATTATCTGCAGCTAAGAATGATTTAACTAACCTAATCAATACTACAAAGAATACTTTAAATCAAACTATTAACACAAACTTGACTAATACCACTTCTAATATTAATACAGTTAAACAAGAATTAACTGATCTTATTACTACAACGACTAATACTCTAAAGAGTAATATGGAATCAGCTTTTGCTAATATTAATACTAGTATTAGAGGGGTATTTGATAGTAATACTCCATATGAAATGATTCCATTGATAAATTGGGATGAGTTGGCTAGAAATGTTGGTAAAAATAATAAGAATGATATTACATATATACCAGATTATCAAAGAACTGATATGCGGGTTTATAATGGAAATCTTAGATGGTCTCCTAATGGGAATGAACGTAAAATTCTATTAAAACAAAAATGGACTGAATTTGATGCTATTTATTTCTTCGTTAGATATGGAAATTATCTATGCGGTGTAATAATTCCAACATGGAGATTAAAATTCGATCTTACAACAAGTAATACTTGGGTATTATATAATGTAACAGATGCTTTAGGATTTTCATTATATTCTATGTCTCGTGATACAAGTAAATGGAATGATCCAAGAAAATCTACAGAAGATGCTTTTTATCATGAATACATAAATGTCGAACCTATAGAATACTATGGTCTACGTTATACTAAACCTGATATAAGTAAATAAAAAATAAACCCTATAGGAGTTAAACTCCTATAGGGTATTATTCTATTTAGTAATGTCTTGCTTAGTATACCTAATACCATAGAAATCAATTATATTAGCATTTGTATTCTCAATATAAAATGCATCTTCTGTAGTTAATGCATTTACATTCCATTTTGTCTTATCACGAGTCATAGCATGAATAGATACAAATATACCATTACCCATCCCATATAAATTGAATGTATTAGTTAGATTTAGATCAAATTTTAATTGCCATACCGGAATTAATCTGTTCACAAAATAACCACCATATCTAAATACAAAATGAATCGAATCAAAATCTGTCCATTTTTGTTTTAATGGTATCTTCCATCTACCACCATCAGGAGCCCATGCCACATTACCATAGTCATATGCTTTAACATCTGCACGTTGATTTTCAGGAGTGAATAAAATATCATTTCTACTTGCTCTTCCTGTACGAGTAGCCAACTCATCCCAATTTATCAATGGAATCATTTCATATGGAGTATTACTATCAAATACCCCTCTAATACTAGTATTAATATTAGCAAAAGCTGATTCCATATTACTCGGAGAAGCGGCTTGCATGTCGCTTCTCCGTAAATACATATTTACAAAAAAATAAAAGAGGGAGAGATTATTCATCTCTCCCCACCAGTATTATACGAATAATACTGGATTTAAGTCATCATACTTCTTAGTACTAGGATTGTACATAAGATCAGTAGTCGTATATGGAAGACTAGCATCATCGTTCAAAGTATTATCACTAAAGGTAAATAGCTCTACACTAATTTTATTAGCAGCTCGAACATGTTCATCGATGAATGTTTTCATTGCTAATAAAGCAGCTTTAGAAGACTTAAATAACCCTAAGTCGATAACATCTTGACCATTGTAATCTACTCTTGCACATACGCTAAAAATTTTCATATACTTTTCCTCCTTTAAGATAAATATAAGATATATGAATCACCTTAATAATATATAACCCAGAAGGAGTTTAACTCCTTCTGGGTATAGTGTTTAGAATGATTTGAGATTTAATGGATAATATTTAGCTTCATCATCATATTCACCATGTAAAACCTTTTGTACTTTTTCTCCAAGGACTTGTTCTTTCATATTATCTGGAGCTACTATAACTTGTTGCATGTAACCACAATCAAGAGATCCATTATAGTCTTTCTCATTTATTATATTAAACATATTGAACAAGAATAAATCTTTATTGGAGTCTATACTAGATCCAGATGAAAGATTTGATGAGAAATAAAATAATCTTCTTTTATTTCCAATTATAGATTTCTCTTGTGCACTCAAAGGAGCTCTAGTATTCTCTATATTATTTATATTGAATATAAGTGCACGTTTATTTTTATATCTATAAATATCTGGATTGACTTTACGTGTATTTATATTATAAATCCAAGTTCTAGATTCAGTTTTACTATTGGTATCATTATATTTAGACGACTTGATGATTTTAATATTCATATATAAATCACCAGTATCACTGATATACTCTGGTCTAATTAAAATAGTATGTAAAACATCATTACCAAATATTAATTTAATATAAGGCTTTTGAGTATCTATCTTATCATAATCACAAAAAACAAAATTATCTTTAGGATATGTACCAGGGGCTGCTCTTACATATTTATCATATTCTCCTCTAGATAGAGTTTTTGGTATAGGTTCATAAATTCTACAGTCAGCTAATGGTATTTCTGTATTATTAGTATCTAATGCTAAAAAATTTAGTGTATATAATATAGATGAAATGTTAGTGGTTAATGCATCTCTACTAAAAGATGGATCTATAGTTAGTATAAGAGATTTAAAGTTATTAGAGTTACCAGTAATTTCAGATTTGGTTTTAATAGCATTATTACTAGTCTTATATTTATAAGAAAGTTCATCTTTATCATTTACAGTAGTTTTAGTAACTGGAGTTACATATTTCATACAATTAGAATCAGATGTCGCTTGTCCTGCTATAAATGCAAACTGCCATTTATCAGTTTCATTAATCTTACAGGTATTAATATCTAATCTATTATTAGCATTATTAGAGAATGGATCTATCTCTGCTCCAGTGCTATTATCACCTAATTTGATTTTACATATATTACTACTATGACCGGCAACGAATTTCTTAGTACTAATATGACTACATGCAATATTCTCAATCATATCAGTTATATTTTCACTAGTATGATCGCCAATAAATACACATGAGTCGAATGTATTATATGTACTAGTACCTATAAAAAGTAGACTAGAGTTTATAATATCATAATTGCTAGCCATTACAGTTTTTATATTACCTGTATAATTTAAATATTTAGAATCGTCTGATCCAAATGATATAACTTTAGCTGGTATCTCATAGGAAATATTTTGTTCAGTATCTAAGTTAGGTAAATCTAAATGATCTATATATTTATCAGTAGTATAATTATCTAGTTTAATAGTTGTACCATTAGTATACATTGCACGATAATTATAACTATTTAAATCTGTATTAGAATTTATCTTAACTTCTCCACCAACCGATCTATCTATTTCTCCTAATCTATTAGAATTCTCTGCTGATAAATAACCATCACTATCTAATGCTTCAAGAATAGTTCTAAATCCAACCCCACCTACTTTTAGTAAGGCTTTATATGTTTTAGTACCAATAACTACAACTTTCTTAGATACGTTAGGATCTGTTAGATTTTCAGTTAATGGATAATATACGTAATCATTACCTAATTTAATCTTTCTACCAAGGTTATTTACTTCTTCTAATGTAGTATATAAAGGGATGGCTTGTCGATTACCATCCCTATCATATACTGCTAGAACTTTATCTAACTTAGCCATTTTCTATACGCTCCTTAGAACCATCTGGATATACTAAGAAACCATCATTATCAAAACGTGGAATCTTACCAGCAGCATTACCTACATCAGTAACTTTAATATATTGACTAGAATCTAATCCTCCTAAAGTTAATGCATTAGTAGGTGCTGGGATAGTTATATCAGTCTTACCATCAAAATGAATACCATTGATATTACAATTAACTTCATTCGTAGGAAGATCTATTTGTTTAGATGCATCATATTTAGTTCCATTGATATTAATTGTCTTAGCTGGGAATAATGATTTTATTACATCCATACCTAAATGATTACTATCACTAGTAGGATTAGATAGATTAATATATGGTATATTTATAGCTCCATTATACGTATTTGTAAAAGTAACATAATTACTTGTATAAATAACTAAATTATTAGAGAGTATGCTTCTATCTATAGCAAATGTTTTTTCATTATAATAAAATGGCTTCGTTTGTGCTTGTGCTATTTTATTAGCACCATCTCCAGTGATAAATATAGTTTGTCCAATAATTCTAATTATAATATCATTATCTAAATCATATAATCTAAAGTTTGCATGCATATTGGTTAAATTATTATATGAATATGTATGGAAGCATATATATTTCATATTATTAGAAATCTTATATGCTACCATACTATCATTTATATCTGTATAATTTTCTGAAATATATTGCTTTGTATTTTTAACACAAATACCAGCTTCATCATCAAATCCATAAGCATTATATGATGACCCTACAGTTAAAGTTAAATTATTTACTTCTGTAGCATCTCCAAATATCTTAACAGTAAATGGAAGAATGGTACCAATATTTAATACAATAGTAGTATTATCAGAAGTGCTACTATAATCGACTACAGTATCAGGTCTTTCAATATATGAGAGAGGCTGTTTATATACAATTCCTAGAATTGGGGTTAAAGTAATTATTGATTTAATAGTCTCTATTACTATAGATTTAATTTTATTATTTGCTCCAACAATAGATTTACTAAATAATAGACTAGTATATGGCTCTTGACCAGTAAACTTTAATATTCGTACAATATCATTATTACTACTAGTGGTTGATTCTGACTTTAATACAAAATCACTAATAGCATGACCGTCTAATGTTTTAGCATTTATATTTTCTGGTAGTGTAGTACCACCAGCTTTAACTTTATCTTCTATATATTTATCAATTCCAGTAATATTTGCTGGAGTATGAGTATGACCTTCGACAGATAAAACTTTACCTGCGGCTGTTACATTTCCGGCTATAGCTAGATTATCTTTAATAGCCGTATCTCTAAGTTTTGCCATGTTTAATCCTCCTTTATGATTATCTAAATGTTAAAATAATAACCCCATAGGAGATAAAACTCCTATGGGGTAATAGTTTATTTATTTTTTCTTAGGTACAAGGATATTTAAAAGTATTCTTATAGCCTTCAAAATATAGATTGGTTTAAAGAGTGCTTTAAAAACTCTAAAAACTTTCATTCTCATGGATCGTCTCTTGACGATAGTTCTTGTAGTACTCATACTAGTTCTCCTTTTACATATTAAATTCTACAGAGTTTAACCCAAACCCATATTTACATGTTTTAGAAGCCAGCGTATGAGAAATTTCGTACTATACGTTCTTTGTCTTTATCATAGTTCTTATAGATATCATTGAATACTTTAAGTTCAATATGTCTCATTGCACATTGTTGTCTCATTTTATTCTGTAAGTTATTCTTATAGAACTTACTTACAGCTGGACATTCAAAGCAATGATAACATTTACAACCATCATCTTCAGAGATACTACACATTGGAGTTTGACTATATTCTTTAGAGAATGATTCAATCACTTCAGGATATAGTCCATTAAATACATCACCAATCTTAACTGTTTGATTTTCATAGAATGCATCATCAGAGAAGTATCCGCATGGGTATAATGAACCATCTATACCAACATGGAGAAAATGACCAAGATGTCGACAACTAATAGCACGAAGTTTATCTTTAACACCGGCATATTTAGTATACAACATTGTGTCGACATTTGCAACTAGTTTATCATCATTTTCTTCTCTAGCATTCTCTTCAAAGATATAATAAAGTTGCTCTTCAAATTTCTTTAAGAAGTCTGGATCTTTATAATAATCACAGTCTGATAAAGGATAATATTCCCACTTATAGCAACCATTATCTAATGCAAATTTATATGCATCATATAAATTATCTATAGTATCTGGAGTACAAGCTGTACGAACTAAGACTTTATCATGATAGCTAGATCTACCAAGTTCAATGATAGCTTTATTGAAATAATCATCATTGAAAACTTTAATATTCTTTGGTTTTCTAGATTTTGATGCACTATATATACCATCCCAGGATATCTTACAACCCCATGGATCTAAAATATGGTCATCCCAGAGATCTATCAGACCACCTATATTGCTACCATTAGAAATCGTCGTCATATTGATGGTTGTCTCTTTATAACGCTCTAATTTCTTA